ATCGCCTCTGATGATTACCTAGACTTAATACTTGAAAATAAATATTTAAAATCAAATGACAGAACTAATTAAAGAAATAATTCAAAGAGACAAACTTGATTCACCAGAACGACACGCAACTTTAAACAATAAGCGTATGTATCTATATACATTTATGCGTAAACAAGGAATGTCATATCACAATATAGCTAAAGAGTTTAATCGTACTCATGCTACCGTTATCAATGGTCTCAATAGATATAAAGACTTGATAAAATCTAATGATGCTATGATAAAGGTTGATACAGAAGAGTACGAGCAAATATTTGCAAGCATCCCTGCACCCAAGCCAGTGTACAATTTAGCAAAAGATGTACGAAAAGCAACTACTATTCATGATCTAGATATCATCAAGAGAAGGTTGAAAAATAATATGTACGATATTGATTTACATTAAATTAATTTATTATATTACCAGCAAATGATAAGTAGAGTAGAAAGTATAAATAAAATCCTTTCGTATAAGACTTGGACTGATAAAAAAAAGATAGACTCTTTACTAGAAATGGATTGTAGTATGTATGCATCGTTAGGCACAGACTCAACCAAGAAGGAAAAGGAAGAGGTAAGAAAGCACAGTCGTAACATATACAAAGCCATCAAACAAATCGATCCCACTCTAGGGACTACTTTAATATCTGTAATGGATAAAGACAACTAATGTGACATCACCATCCTCAGACGGAATCAATATCATCTTCATTAATTATTTGATGAAGCAGATCAACGACTGTTCTGATGGGATATATGAAGAGCTTGTAGATGCAAACTACAAGGAGGTTGAGGTTCAGATTTCTAAGTTGAAAAATATCCTAGAAGAATTAAACCAATCGATACAAGATGACCTGGAGACCACGACTTAAAAAAGATGAACAAGAATTAATCAGGAAGTATAGAGGAATAAAACGAGCATCCAAAGAAGCCGGAGTAAATGTTGAAGACGTTAAACATGGGTGGCTTAAAACCAAGGAGGCAAGTCTATTCTTTAACAACCCTTCATTCAAGGACGATAGATTCCAACAGTTACAAAGACTGAAGGACTCACTGCTAGAAGACATAAAGCAATACTCTCCATCCTTTCCAAAGATTTTACGATCTCCATCCAAAGATGGACACCTATTGGTGGTAGACCCTGCTGATATTCATATCGGTAAGCTCGCAGATTCTTTTGAGACAGGCGAGTCTTATAACAATCAGATTGCAGTGAAGAGAGTTAAGGATGGCGTGCAAGGAATACTTGACAAGGCCACAGGTTTTAACATCGACCAGATACTTTTCATTGGAGGTAATGACATCCTACATATCGACCAACCAGGTGCTACGTCAAAGGGGACGAGGCAGGACGTTGATGGCATGTGGTATAGTAACTTCTTGATAGCCAAGAACTTATATGTAGATGTGCTTGAGATTCTTCTTGCTATAGCCCCGGTGCATTTTACTTTTAATCCTAGTAACCACGATATGATGTCAGGGTTTTTCTTATCCGATGTGATAAAGACTTGGTTCAAGAACTGTGATGATATCACATTCGATTGTAGTATGGCTCATCGTAAATCCTACACCTACGGTAAGAACCTCATCGGTACTACCCATGGCGATGGTGCAAAGACTCAGGACTTACCACTACTGATGGCTACTGAGTTCCCTCTTGAGTGGGCAAAGACCAAACACAGATATGTTTACACCCATCATGTGCATCATAAATTTTCTAAAGATATGGCGGGATGTACTATAGAGTCGCTCCGATCCCCATCAGCGACAGACTCATGGCATCACAAGAAAGGATATCAGCACGCCCCACAGGCTTGCGAAGGCTTCCTTCATAGCAAACTCCATGGGCAAGTCGCAAGACTCACCCACTTGTTCTAGTTGCTAGACATTCCTGAAGAAACTCCTGATGACATTCCTGAAGAAACTCCTGATGACATTCCTGAACCTTTCTTCTTGTCATCTTTCTTACCTTCTATAGTGTAATCAGAATAGTTTAGAATCCTTCTTATCTTTTCAGGCGTATCCATTTTTTCGGTAAACAATTTGGTATAGTTGTCATAGTATCTCATACCTTGTCTGGCTGGTATACCTGCTCCTTCTAAAATAGTACCATAGAAATCATATCTAGCATCATCAATCTTAGTAGGGTCTGGTTTTTTAGCATCTATTTTTTGTTGCCACTTTGACCACTTTCGTAAAACAGATGATGCCCATTGCATTATAGATAAAGTTTCTGGCGTTCCCCCCCAAGGCTTTTCTAATAGAACATCTTTAGTCATAGTAAATAAATCTCCTACTATAAATAATGCATTTAAGTTTCCTAACAACATTGCTCCCGCCATGTCTGCTTTATCCTCATCATCCATATCTACCGGGAATCCTAAAGCTGCCCATTGAAACAATGCAGGCATCATTACATGATACATTGCTAACTGTCTTAGGTTTTGACCCACTGTTCCTTTGCCTGTTTCTTTAAAAGATTTTATATTTTCTTTTAAACTTTTCTTTTTGTCAAGAGACTTAATTTTTCTACCCAAATTTCTAAAGGCATCAATTTCTTTCCTCAAGTATTGCTTAGGTGTAGTCATGAACATATTGAATGACCTCATCAATGGATCATCAGTCTGATAATAGTCTCGGTCTTGTATGTCACTAGACTGCTGTGTCTTCTTGGTGTCACGCTCAAACTTTCTAATAGCATAATCAATAACCTCTTGCTCAGTAGCCTTTGGATTTTGCTTTTTGTATTGAGCTTTGTAGTATCTGTAGTTTGGAAGACCTCCCAACATAATCGCTGCCTTATCACCACTCTTGGTAAGCATCATTGCTATCCTCTGAGCTTCAGCTCCAAAACTTTTATCTATAATAGAATTTGAATGATCCTCGTAATGAGCAATAGCATTTCTAATATTTAAACCTTTGGCTCTGTCTTGTAAGTACACAGAGTTTTTTATAACCTCATTGTAGTCCTCCATTATTGCACTACGTCTTTGAGACAATGTACTACCTAGCTTAGAATACTTAATCCAATTTGCAATGCCAATGTCATTAGCATATGTTGGTATAGATGTAAGCTGTTTTATAAATACCACCGGGTTAAATGCAAGTTTAGATATTATAAATGCATTCATACTTTTATTTATGAAGCTAGCCATCTTAAACTTTTGCTGTCCTTTAGCCGACACCTTTTTGATCATAGAATCAATTAGGTTATTGATGTCATCACCATAAATGTTTTTTAAGTATTTTCTAACATCCTTATTAGTAAACATTTTATCAATGTCCCTTACTGTTTCAGCATGGGCGGCAAAGTATTCCATGTCCTGAATATAACTTGTCAAAGCGTTGTTGATATTCATTGCTTGGATAGGCAAATTATTTACTTTTCTTTCTAATGTTGAAGCTGCACCCACAGAGGTTTGGAATATTGAAGAGTTTGCCAACATATCTAATGGCTCTTGCTCAAATCCTTCTCTATATATTCTACCTGCATAGAATTGATTCCATGGCATATCAGTTCTATATATCTTTTTGTATGCATCATTGTAGTATTCATAAACTGATGGAAAGAATTCATCAACCTGCCAATCTGCCCACTCTTTTAATTGAGGATCTAACTGTGATATGAGCTTACTCATTTCTTGCTCATAGTTTTCTCCGAACATTGCTTTGAACGAACCTGCATTAGCTGGGTCTTTATACTGATTGTATAGGTATGCCAATTGGTTTTGAGAAATTGTTTGGACTTCATCTTTTGTCTCTAGAGTTATGCCATTTGTTTTAGTGTCGTTTAACTGTACAGCTCTCTTTCTCCACTTTCTTCCAAATATTTCTTCCATCTTATTTTCGATGACATCTTCTTGTATCATCATTCTACCTTTGTATACTCTAGTAGATTCATCTACCCTATCAGTAATCATCTCTTGAATACGACCACCTGCTAACTCCCCTGGCATAATAGATATCTTGTTCATTAAACCAGATAAATCTTCTGCCTTATTTAATCCTCTTACTAAAGAGTCGTACATATTCGTAAGAACATTTCTAAACTTCCCTCTGTTTTTGGCTTTCTCAGCCTTGCTTATCCTAGAAGATTCTTTTAATCTAGCATTTATTTTATCTCTTACATCAGGGTCAGACATATCTATCTTCTCTCCTGTAATCTCTTCCCAAAGCATAGTGAATTGCTCTTGGTATTTTTGATGCGCTTCTTGAAGTTCTACTTTAAATTTAGAGCGACCCTCTTCAATTAATTCTTGCAGTGACTCTTGTGCTGTTACCAATGGTGCAATAATATTAGGACTGATTCTTTCCTTTGTTCCTAACTGTGCCTTCATCAGATTGGCACTGTTGATATTGATTGCTATCTGAAGATCGGTTAGCTTGTTTATATTCTCCGAACTTAATTCAGGTTGACGCATAATTTCATTAAGCTCTCTACGAAGTCTTTCATTTTTATCCATGATTTCTTCAGCAGTATACTTAACTACCTTACCATCAACCTTTTTATCCTTAACAATATTGTTGTTGATGGCTTCTAGTCTAGCCGCTTCATCATATCCAAACTTACCCTTACGTCTTCCAGCCTCACTCTTAGTAACCTTCGTACCTAATAGCTTGTCTATCTGAGCCTCTAGTATTTGTACGTTCTTTTTAACAATAAAACTTTCTATCTCTCCAATTACGTCTTGTAAATTACTTGCATCTACTTTTGCAATCTCACCTAAAAGTCTCATCACCTCTGGCTTGGAGTACTCAGTCTTTGGTAGTGACTTACGAAGTGTTGCTCTAAGCTGACGCTTTATTTCTTGAAGGTCTCTACCTGCCTTCTCCATTGCTCTTGCTCTATTCTTTAACTTAGAAAGATTCTGAGCCACCTCTCTAGATGGTCGGAAGGCAATCGTTGCTTGGAGTTCTGCTTGCATCTTAGACTGAAGTAGAGATGGTGTCTTCTTACCCTTGTCACCAGCTTCGATGTACTCAGGTTGTTTCTCTAAGAACTCAATAACCTCATCCATGATTTCACTCTCGGTCTTCATCTCCTTACGAGCTTTGTTGTTCTTGTATTCTCTTTTAGTGAAAGCATCTAACTCTTTGGCGAGTTGCTCGTCTGAAAGTTTTTTCTTTTTTAACTCCTCTCTCTTCTCCTTTATCTTCTGTTTGATACCAGCGTCAGATAACTTAGGAGATTTTATTCTAGCGTTGGCGGCAAGAAGTTTATCTCTAAGCTGCTCAACCTTTTGATACAACCTTAGACCTGCTGCTGCTCCACCTTCAATCTCCTTGAAACTATCCGGCACATTCTCTAATATATTTGCAGGTACTCGAAGCATATCATCTACAGTCTTCGCTCGCAAAGGCTTACCATTCTCCTCCTTGATATCTGATCGTCTCTTTAGTATATAGAATCGGATGGCTTTATCTTTGAACCCTTCTCGTCTAGCAGCAATGATGATATCTGCTACGGTGTTCTTACTTGTAAAACTTTTTTCTTCTACGATACCAATGTCATCCCTTTGTCTTCTATATCTACTTGGCTCAGGTGGGAATGGATTTACTTTACGCCCATTCCTTGTGGCGTAGTACGCTCCATTAACAGCACGCTTCAAACCAAATCCTATCTGCTCTAGGTCTTGCTTGAGTTGATATGCATTTACCTGCACTGGGAAGAACCCTTGGTTGTTGGCATTGTAATACCTACCTATCTGCATAAGACTCTTCTGCTCTCGCATCGCAGTCTCTGATAACTCTGCTACCTTTGGTATTGAACCAGCACTACTAGATACATTAGACTTTTCAAATTTCATTTCCTGAAACTCTTCTAGTGTACCTTTGAATGGTTTCCTTTTAACTTTCTTGCCTTCATCATTAATAGCAATACCTTTTTTAGCTAGCTCATACTCTTCTAAGGTAAAGTCAGTTTTTCTTGACACCTTTGCGCCATCCTTATTGTTTTTTGTATAGGAATCAGTAACTTCATTAGACTTATAAAACTCTGTAGGTTGATACACTCCATTTATTTTTGCCTCAACAGTATATGCAAACGATGGATGATAATCAGGGTCGTTCTTGTTAGGTTTTCTTATTTTAAAAGAAGTATTATCAAACTCAATTATACCCATAAGGTCTCCCCCTGATATACCATTATTCAACGGATCTTCCATTTTTAATGCAAAGTCAATAGAGTTCTTTACACCTAACGCTTCTTTAAATGCTTCGTTTGTAGAATATTTACTGTTAAAAATCTTTCTTAAGTCTGGAGACATATTGTTTTCTATGTCAAGCAGTTCAATTATTTCTTTAGGATTAGTTATAAAAGAATTAAAGTCTTTTATATTTTTTGGTTTCTTTTTTTCTTTTTCTCTCTTCTGATTGTAGTTCTTTACAAAAGTTTTAAACGCTTTCTTACCCTTATCACTTTTAATAGATTCATTAAACAATGATATTAATTGTTTTTTGCTTAGAATCTTTTTGTCTAGTGCTAAATTTGTAAGCTCTTGAAATATTGATTGCTGAAACTGCCATGAACCTTTAGTAGTACCAGAGTGTGGTATGAACAAAGAAGCATTTTCTTCTTTAGAATTTCTGATAAAAGTTTCAGCCTGTTCTTCTGTATTAAAAGCAGCAAGATTAGAAACCTCTCCTAAATTCTTACCTCTTTTTTCTAACATATATGGGACATAACTTTTACCACCCCATAGATTAATAACATATCCATTCCCCAAATCCACTTCTCCAGCGTTGGTAAAGTCATACATATTAGTTACAAACTTCTTACCATTAAAATCTCTCAGACTTTTTTCCTCATAGAATTTTGCAAATGATCTTGTGTCTGTTCCTATCCCTGGAGCTGGTTTGAATTGTATGTTTGCTTTTTGTAGTCTAATAGTACCTACTTCACCACCCTCTCCTTGCTCTTCAGGTTCTGTTGTAATTTCCAGATCACTTGGTGAAAATAAGTTTTCAGATATAGTGTTTTTAATCTCATCTAATAACTCAACTCTAACCTGAGCATCTTTTATTTTTTCAGATCTTAAAGGAGAAACATCCCCATCTTTGTCTACTAATTTAGACTTGTTAAATTCAATTTCTTTTTGTAATCTTTTTATGGTTAGGTCTATCCGTTTTGTTAATTCACTTCTTAAATAATCTGTCTGTAATTTTTCAGATTTATTAAATCTCCTACTATTAGATATCTTTATAATATCTTTATATCTTCTTATGTAGTCATCTATTACAGAAGTATTTCCTAAACCTTGAAGAAATATTAAATTAGAAATATCTTTTCCGGCTACAGATATTCTAGTAGGATTCGTTAACCTTCCAAATTCAATATCTTGATTTGCCTTCTGGAAACGTAGTGGGCCTCCCTTCTTATCGGTCTTGCCCTTGACAATAAATCTATCGTCATATATTGTAGTGGTCTTAGCATTCTCTGCATAGATGAGGTCTCCTACCTGAACAACTCTGTCAGCACTCTTCAAAGGTTTCCCATTGGATCGGTCATAGAAGTATGAGTGCTTAGATGGATTGACACCAACCTGTGTCCACCCCTCGTTCATTGCTTGTTGTGCTAACTTCTTAGCCGCCTCGTTCTGCTCCTCGATAGTCTCTCCAATGTTGACAAAGCTACCTGCCATACGAGCAATCGTTGGGTTCTTTGTGGTAGCCTCTGATGCTAGACCTAATGAAGACTTAGGGTTGCTTTTAAATTCAACGTCACTAATCACAGCAGCACCTCTATACGATGAAGCCGAAGATGTTAATCCTCGACCAGGGTGTATCGTAACAGCAGACACACCTGTATCTTCCATAAGAGGAATGTCTAACCTTAGACCAACGTCAGCACCTTCTTTTATAGGAGCATTTATCTTGGCTTTCTTTTGCCCTCTTAATTTTCCTAGCTCCGGATTTGTTGCAGGCTCTGTGAACTTCTCTTTCATTCGAGTAGGCATCAACTCATCTGCCTTCTTGTTGTACTCTTCTAGAGTAATCTCACCCGCCTCATAGCTTCGCACTACCTTACCCATCTCTGTACCTGTAGTCTGTCTCTTGGGTCTCTTGCCCTCAGACTTAGTCCAATTTATTTTCTTTGCCTTACCTTTCTTCTTGGTCTCAGGTTTAGTCTCTATCTCTTGTACAGGCTTAAATTTAGAGTTGAAAAAATAAGTGATTTCTTTTTCACTTAAACTAAAATCTTTTTTACCTCCAAAAAGCAAACCAGATTCCATAGAGTCCATGGTTAAATTTATAATAGGTGTACCATAAACCTTCCCAGAATAGTCCGTTAGTCTTTGGATTTTAGAACCATCATTTGCAAAGATTCTTTGGATGATGCCATATTGATACACTTCTTGTTCAATACTTCCTCCCTCTACTTTTTTAGTTTCCTTTGAGATTAATTTACCTAAAAATTCTTCTGCATTATTGTTAGAGTTTCTTGTTATCTCTGCTATCTCGTTATTGTTATACTCTTTTAAAACATCTGCACTTTCAGAATACTCCTCTTTAGTCTCTATCTCCTCAAGCACCTTGACATCCCCCTCTTGAATCTCTTCACCTATTGTTACCTTGGCAGAGATTGCATTCAACAAATCAACAACGCCCTGATCGGTCTTGGTAAACTGATCGACCTTTATGCCTAGTTTTTCTGCAATAGGAGTCATCACCTTTTCAACCCATTGACGTACCTTTGACTTTGGTGCAGGTGCAAGGTTAACATAACTTGAGGCAAGTAGACCTGTCAACTCAGCGAGCTTCTCTTCGTCTTGAATGTTCTCCTCATATTTGCTAGCAAAGTCTTCTAAGTACTCTTCAACTGTAGCAGTCTTAGTCACTGTCTCAGTCTTTCCATCCACCTCCTTAGTAGTGGTGTACTCCATAACCCTAGTATCTCCCTTACCTGCCTTACGCACAGCATCGAACATTGTCTTGGTTACCTCAGCGGTATTACTTACCCTCTGTAGTAGCACAGCGTGAAACGCCTCGTGTGCAACGGTGGTATTGTTAGCCTTGGATAAGTTGATATGGATTGTGTTGCTAGTCTTGTCATATGCGCCACGACCATCTTGCCCTGTAACCTTCTTAAAACTATCGGTGTCATCATGCAACTCTATGGTTACACCTCCCTTACCAATCCTTGTCAACGCCTTGGCAGCTCGCTTGGCTCTGTCGACAAGAGCCTGCTCCTTTTTGTTTCGCTTCTTATCGCTCATCACTACACCATCAACCTTTGGATTGACTAATGGTGCTTCCTCAGTAGTCACCTCTTCCTCAACTGCTGTCTCAGCTACAGGTGCTTCTTGATTTAATATATTATTTATAGTTTCATTAAATGCATCATAATATTCTTTTGATGCATCATACCATTCCTCACTATCAGCTTCCTCCTTTTTTTGGTAGGCTTCTTTTAAATTTGGAAACTTATTTGTTATAACAGATTCTTTTTCTTGAAGCACTTTATCAGCTTCGTTTTTATCTCTTTGAGCTTCTATGAGCTTCTTCTTTAATTCTCTTCTTTCTTTTGATGATTTTGGAGAATCATCGTATTCAAAAAAAAGCTTTCTTTCGATTTCACTTTTTTTCCTCCGTTCTTCTAAGGCTTTAAAATATTCTTCAACTTCTCTTTTACCTGTTTCTACCTCCTCAACCACTGTCTCAGCTACAGGTGCTTCCTCGGTAGTTACTTCTTCAACAGCAGTAGTCTCGCTAGGTAATGCTCTCCCCTCTTTGACCTCACCCTCAATCGCAGCCTCAAGGTCTAATACCTCTTGGTCTTCTTGTTGCTGTGCTTGAAATAACTCATCAACTCTAGCGTCAATCTCTTCTTGAGTAGGCTCATACTTCTTACGAGTACCCTTAATTTTGTCACCCTTAAATCCTTCTCGTCTAGTCTTACGATTCTCTTTCTTTAACTCTCTTACCGCTTGCTTCTCTAGCTTCTCACGTTGCTCTTCGGTAGGTTTTAATTCTTCTTTGACTTCAACTTCTTCAGCGGTAGTCTGCTTAGGTTCTGGTTGGGGTGTTCCTTCCTCCATTTGTTGTACATTTCTGGCTTGTTGATCCTCATCCAAACCGCTTGCTTCTTGCTCTGTAGTGGCATCTTGTGTTCCTATTATTGTTAGTTGTGCATTAATATCTCGTATACGATCCCTCTGTTTCGTAACAAGCTCTTCATTCTTTCCGGCAATCTCTTTCTCTAGATTGTTTCTTTCAGTAATTAAATCAAATGATTCTAATTTATTTTTATTAGATAGCCCCTCATCAGGTATCTGTTCATAGGTAGCAGCATCCTCAAGAACTTGCTCCTTTGCAGCCTCTGCTTGTTCGGCAGTCATTTGCCCCTGCCTTTGTGCATTATTAATATTAAAAATTAATTTTTCTCTTTGAGTCTTATTGGTATGGGCTTGCTTTTTCTCATTGTACTCTCGGATGTCAGCATCTCTTTGTAGTCGCTTTTTAGTTCCTTGAATGATACCTCCACCACCTGCTGAACTACCACCCGCTAGTAAGCCATAGTAGCCAGACTCTTTTGCTTGCTTTATCGTTTCTAACCAACCCTCCTTAGTACTTAAATCAGGAGCGTCAGCAAAGTAATCCTTATCCATTATAAGATTGACCACATTTTTTAAACCAACATCTCCAAACTCTTGAGTTCCTTCAACAAGTCCTTCACTTAAAGCACCACTAATAATCTTAATTGTACCATCTGCTATTGCCGCCTTGGTACTGTTTTCTATTGCTGTTTTAATAACTTTTTCAGATGCGTTCTTAGGAACACTCTTCATAGCCCTGCTAATTATTCCCTTAGATATTTTGTCGAACACCTTATTTCCAAACGCACCTGTTGATGCCTCCCATCCTAAGTTTTCTAAAGCACCAATCATTACTCCATATGGGAATGATATAAGTTTCTTTTTCCACTCAGACAATTCATCGTATTCAGTACCTGCCATTTCATCTTCAATACCATTGGCAGCATATGCAAAGAACGCTAGACCATTTAGTGTCTTAGCGGCTGCGGGTGTTAGTGCTAATTTATTAGCACCTACTGAAGCCACAACTCCAAGACTTTCAAACACAAAGTTTAATGCTTTTGCTAAATCATTTCTTTCCTCACTATTCATCCACGCCTGAGTAGTACCAGTAAAGGATGATTCAACAGCGTTGTCCATTGCCGCTATCATCTCTCTCTTACCTTCTTTCTTTACTTTATCTATAACCTCACTATCCGATAATCGATTACCATTCTCGTCAAAGTTTATAGCACTAAATGAATTTGAAGGCATAAACATACTAGGCATCAAAGCCCCTCCTATATCAATGCCAAGGTTAGTAGTAAACTTAGATGTCTGTGTTGCTCCTTTTAAAAAGGATTCTCCCAATGAACCAAAGAATGAACCTTCTAATTCTTTATCCTCTTTGTATTGACCTGCTAATGCTGCATCAAGTTGTAGCTTTATGCTTTGTAATTCTTCAGGTGGAAAGAAACCAGGGTTCTCGTTTACAAAACGCATGATAGCGTCTGCATTAATACTAAACCCTACACCTTTACCTGCTGAGAACTTATCTTTGTTCTCTAGCATATACTTATAATTAGCTAAACGCTTTTGATCCATTGGAAGATTGCTGATGTCTTTACCATTAATCTTACCTTGTAAAAATTCTTTATTACCCTTTGAGAGATTGGCTTTTGCCATAAAGTCTTTTAATTTCTGACTTCCTTTAATAGCATCATCTATCCGTACAATCTTACTATTAATAGGTACGCCTGACACATCAAGTACGCTAACCTCAACTGCATCTGAACCTATTATGGCTTCTGAAAAAGAAAATGGTGTTCCAGCAAACTCATTGTTTAAGTTTGCTACTGTAGCAGTTTCATCTCCTTCAACAACTAAATCATCAATTATAGACTTATTAGTAGATCGTATAGATTTATTAAATACATCTTTAGCATCTACACCACCTGTAATTTTATTTAAAAGAGACATCTCTTCCTCTCCATACTTAGAAGTTATATTTGCATCTGCTTTACTTTTTAATTGTGATAATTGTTCATCGGTAATCTCGCCATCTATAGATGCCAAATTTGCAACTACATTTAAACGATCAGCTTCATCAAGACTTTCAATAATATATTTAACTTGAGAATCTTTCTGATTCTTTTCTAAACCTTCTTGAGTAAGAACAGGTTTTAATTTTGAAGTCATTGATGATCTTCTTCTTTTTACTAAAGCGTCCATCTCCCCTGTTTCTCTTTCAGGTGATAAGTATTTATTTACCACCTCTATCTGCTCCTCTTTTGTAGGAACTTTTTGAACAGGCCCTAATGGTTCTTGTGTAAAATCTCGTTGTGCTTGAGTGGGTAGTACCCCTGTTTCTTCTAGTGCTGTTATTCCCGCAGTAGGGTCAAAGTCAATCTGCTCTTCCTCAACCTGAACACTAGGCTCTTGTAAGTCCGAAGAACCATCCTCCAATACGGATACCGTATCTTCTTTTTTTTTTAAAGGAGATGCTCCAAAATTAACTTGCTGTTGAAATTCCTCTACTGAACTAAACGCACCATCCTGCAATAAACCATATAAGTCTTCAGGGCTAGCAGATGATGAAAACTGTACCCACTCTTCTGCCGAAGCAAATGCGCCTGGTAAAGTTAAATCGTAAAGGTCTTTTACTTCAAACATATAGTTGTTGTTTTATTGATTATTGAAAAGGTTTATCAATTCTTTAGCAGACATATTAGGATTTTGTGCTTTTAATTGCGCAATAGTTTTCTTAGATGATGTCTTGCCTGTTGCTCTTTTATTTATTGCATCTATACGAGCGTTTTCATTTTGTATTAAATTCCTTAATCCTTCGTTGACATACTTTAACATATCACCTCTAATACCATCTTTAGACAAATCAGCCTTATATCTCTTGCCACCTGGCCCTGGATAATACATCATGATGTCTCCATCTACATTTCTAAATGTAAACTCTTTAGGTATTTTATTCTGAATAGATTTATATTCAGCAGGTAACTGCATAGTGTGAATTGCTTTCTCAAAGTCTGAACGAGTTTGTAATTTATAATCTTTATCTTCTCCCTTTTCATTAATAGCATCACTTACATTTAAAAGTTTACCCTCTTTTGTTTTAACTCCTCCAGAACTAATATCCCCTGCTGATATAACTGATAGCTTTCTTCTTGTACCACCTGACTTAGCCTTGACAACATCAGTAGGTAAGGTGTTTTCTTTTAGATATTCTTTTCTAGCCTTTGTAGTTGTTTGTAATCCTTTTACTCCTTCTGGGCCTACAATCATATTAAATAAAGCATCAGTAAATCCTGCAACATCTCCATCAATTATCTCAATTGTTTTGCTTGCGCCTGTCTTACTATCAAAGACTTCATATCCAGGAGTGTCTCCCTCACTTGGAACAATACTTAAATGAGGGTGTGTAGATTCTAAAGATTGAATTACTCTATTTACACCTTTATCATCACCTGATGCTAAATCAGCAGCGTAGCCATATACATCAGAGTAATCCACCTCTTTGTCTTTTCTAGCAGCTCTTCTTTCTGCACGATCAGCATCAGCAATCTTCTTACGCAAGTCTGCCTCGTATGAACTCTTCTCTTCGAATCCTAACTGCTTCTCAATCTCCATGTCAAGATTGTTTCTTACCACACCCAACTGCTCGTCAGTAAGTTGTGGCTCTAGAAGACCCATACCATTCTCCTTTAGGTATATCACCTTGCCTCCAGCCTCAGACTCCACTTCTGTAAATGTGTATCCCCCCACATCATCGGTAAGGATACTAGCATTGTTACGAGGAGATGTCATCAATGAATCAATGATGTCATTCTTGGCATCATCAAATGTTGTCTCAACTCCACCGATGAGCATCATCTCATTTAATCTCTTGTCGGTACGAGTAATGACACCATCAGCATTTAGAGCCTTTACAACTTCTCCTAATGCGCCTGTTGCCTTTTGTACCTCTGCTTGGACGTTGAACTTATTTATCTTGTCCTTACGCCTAGCATTGATTGCATTTACATTCAACATAGATGATGGGTCTCTTTGAATGTTACCATCACCATCGGTGGTTGTTAAATACATCCTACCATCTACAGGGTTTATAAATACATCCTTATCTTGAATGTTCATAAATGCATCATACTTTTCGTTCTGATACATCTCTTGCATTGCAGCCTCACCATCTTGAAGTCTTTTCATAGATTCAGCATAGTCAGTATTGAATGACTTAGCAGCCTCGCTTAGATTCGCCCAGTCATCAGCAACAATTTGTCTAGAGTTTAGATAGTCCTGTGGTTTCAATACACCCTGCTTCAAAAGTTTTTCCTGCATCAACAAGAACTCTTTTGTTTGTCCCGATCCATTAAGTAAAAATTGATTGAAGGTTTTGTTCTGACCTAACTGAACATTATTAACCTCATTGATTGCATCAGAAGTTAGCTTGTCGATTCTAGCACGTTCAGCCTGTCTCTTATCAGTAACCTCTTTAAGGCCATCACTAATGTCTTTACCTATCTTAGACCAATCCTGTATTCCTCTATCAGCCTTGCCAACGTACTTAAAAAAATCTGCCATTATGTTTTGTTTAATCTAACCCTAAAATCTGACTTTGCGTGTATGGAAAATATCCTTGAGCCTGAGCCATACCTTGAAGCGCACCTCCACCTAAAGATGTTGGTGGTATAAAGAAAGGTCTTGACCCTCCAATATCAAATGGTGACGCTGGTGTCTGTGGTGTCAAAGTATTCTGCAACACAGCCGATGGTGGTGTAACAAAAGGATTACCTGTAGAACCTTTTGCTCCCATTAAATTACTTCTATAGTTTTGAAATAAACCTTCATCAGGAACAAAGCCTGCACGCCTAGCATTATTTATAACTCCTCGGTCATAGTTTTGCTCCATCACAGCGTCAATTGCTTGACCTCTAGATAGACCACCTAACTGATCCTTTCCCAATGAGTCAACAAATTTACCTGCCCTACGAGCATTGCCATCTTGTCGATATAAAGCAGCAGACTCTATTCCGGCAGAAGCTATATTCCCTAACCCTTGAAACACTTGCCCCATCATTTCTTGTCTACGAGCATCTTCAGCGAGCTGTTGCTCTTTCCCTACCGCAGCAATGTCTAATTCTAAATCCATCTTACCTTGGCGATTAACCTCATCTTGACCTAAAATCGCTTTTTCTCTAGCCTCAAGTCTTTGCTGTAGATTTGCTCTCTCTGCTTCATTCGCGGCATCAGCGGCTGTCATCAGTCCAGGTGTTGCACCTAGCACTGCACGCTGTCCTGCTCCAGCAGTAGCGTCAGTTAATTGCTGAAGTGCTGCAAGATTTTGCTGCCCCTTTAATCTAGTAGCCTCATCACTTACATTAATCTCTTCCATTACATTCTGCTCAAGAAGGTCTCTAGTCTTTTGAATACCTTCAAGAAACTTTCTATTACCCTTATTGGCTGACTCTTTTGCTTGCCCCATCTCATACAAACTCATCCCTGTAGTTGCTACCAATGGTACTAATTGTGCTACTGCTGCTGCTCCCATATTATAAAATTTTTGTCATTTGAGTATAACCTCCACTCATTTTCATATATCCTTGATCTGCACAAACATCCATCAATAATTTACTTTTTAGCATTGTCATCAGATAACTCTTACCTGCATCCTTTGCTACCATTGACACCTTAGAACCTAAAAGATTTAAGCATTCTTTCTTACGCTCCTTATCTTTATAGTCGAAGTTTGATACAATAAATTCACACCAAGCAACATTTGAATCTGTGTTATAAATAAATCCAGCGCATACAGGAACTTCTCCATCGTATACTATGTATCCTCCTAAACCATTGCTAGGTAAGAAGTCTCTACTCGGTGCAACAACTCGCCAATCTTTCCACCACTTTAATAAAAGCTCGTCATAGTCTTTGTATTCAAGGGGTCGAATAGTGAATTGCATTAATGCAAAGTTAAAAAAAATTATGGAAAACTTTTCATGACATCTGATGACAACGTAAACAACTCCACTTTTGAACGGTTGTCATTTTCAACCACAAACTCTAGATAGTACCCCCGGAGTCCATGAGACTCAGCTACTGCGTTCTTAATATAAAAAGAATAGTTTGTTGCAAGCATTCCAGAACTACCTCCTGTAATGGTAGAATCTACTGTGATTGTATTGTTCGTTAAATTTACTGCTGTAATCTTTCCTCCTAATACAGTAACATTAGACTGAACAAAATAAAACAAGTCTCCTATACTTAACATTGAGTCCAAAACATTTGCAGCATAAGTGATAATAATCGCTGATGGTGTAGACGCATCAACAGAAGTTATTGCTCCGATTCCTTGTGCGGATCTAAGTGCTAACTCATTATTTAGTACAGGCACAGAATCAATCCCTCGAATATAAGAGAAGTAACTACCCTCCTTTAATTCAAAGTAACTATCATCAATGTTACCACTCTCTAAATCTGTTTGACCAGCAAAACCCCAACTATCATCAGACTCCAATTCAATGGTCTTAAACACCTTTACTGTAGTAGGCTCAATATTTATAATGCTTTGCACCTTACTAGAAGTGAAGTCACCATAAAACACACCCCTCTTATTAGGAAGCTTTGTGTTGTGTCTATACATACTTCCATTCTTGAAGGTGTATAAATATTGATTGAGTCCCTGTATCTGTTCTGGTATATAAGAATAAAACGAAGGAAACCCTTGCACATTCTCACTGTACGTTACTGTGTACGCTTGAAGACTTGGCTCGGTACTTGGTGGTATAGTTGGTATTGGCATATTAATATTTTATGGACAGCTACAATCTATTAAGTTAACATTTAAAGCGTCTGTGTTATAAGCCACTATACTCTGTATACATAAGGTAATTGTTGTTGCTGGGTTTACATTTAAGGTTTGAAGAACACCTGAGCAATCATTGTATCTAATTGTAGCAGCAAAAGCAGCAGTGTTCTCAACACTATACTCTTTACAAGTTGAACCAAGACTTTCACAGGTTATGTAACTATATATTAAGTATAAGTATGGCTTGAATGTTCCTGACTGAACATAGTTTATGTCGTAGTAGTATACACCTGTCGTAGGGTTTTGCGTTGGAGCAAGTATCGTAGATAAACCTAGTAAGGTGTTCATGTCAGCAGGAGTGTTACCATAAAGGGTAGACTCTAAAGCATATCTTAACTGATGCACTGTGGGGTCAAAGTTGAAATCATCAAAACCAATCTTCGTAGATTGAATTCGAATTGTAACTGGATCAGCAACAGTAGGCACAGGAGGAATAACACCACCACCCGAAGGGCCTGACAACACATCATACTGAGATATTGCAAAGTTTATAGGTGTATTATCTTGCGCTTGAAGTAACACTAAGTCGCTACTTGTAGGACTGTCAAATGTACCTTGAGTCCAATAGTAATCGTTGTGAATGTACTGACCATTGTATGTATTGTTATTCAAACACACTTTAACAACATTCAATGTTGTCACTACAGGACATCCTACATTTACAGTAAAGTCTGCTGCGCTTCCAACAATGACAACACCCACTTGAGCCTCACTAACACCAGCGAAGTTTTTATCAAAAGTAAAGCTACCAGAAGATGCACTTGTAGTACCTGATGTATATACAACACCATTATAAGCAACGCTCACAGTTATTGTTGTAGAGGGGTCTTTAAATGATGCAGTCCAATTTACAGTAGATGTACCTACAGGTTCATTTAAAAGTACTTCCCAATTCGTTGTTCCTGATCCTGATGTGTATACTCTATAATCTGCACCACACTCTAAAATAACAGGTGCTGTAGGTAGAGATGTTAAGTTGCCTGACAAAACATACTCATTCATATATGGATCGTATCCACCTAACTTCTGTGTGTTAGGCGTAAGAATAAAGTAATCTCTAAACCATGACCCCATACCAGTGTCTGATATAACTTTTAACTGCTCTGCTTGTCCACTTCCTTTTAATTGAAGTACTGCTCCTCGTTTAGTATCTGTAAAGAATTTATCAAACCCCCACGAAACAAAACTCTCAGGATTATTACTAATACCATACTTCTCAATTCTTGCTATTTGATTACCTAACACTTCAGGTATTGCTGCAACATTACCCCCTCCTGATGCGCTAGATAGTAAAGTCTTACTAGACAACACATAGGATATCTTATCCTCTTGTAGCGTAAGGATATCGGTTTGTCTTGCATCAAGCACTCTAATAGGCCCAAAGCTCTTCTCTAATTCCTTAAAGTTTGCTGTCCCTAGATTGAATTCATTTAATCTATTAACATTCGTGTCAGCATTGTATATACCACTATATGTAATATCAGCAAATCTATGTGCTTCCTTAAAATCTTGCTCGGATACTGCGGTAGTACGCTCGCCCAATCTAAATGATGGGGCAGCCAAGCTGTCTCTAATCTTATAACTCTCAGCTCCATTGCCAAATGAGAAGCAATTAAAGAATGATGAGTTTATTATAGCTGAATCAGTTGCAGTTTGATTACCCGCATTACCCATATGAAAGCCATTGGTAATAGGATAACTATCACTGCCTTCATAGTATATATTTGCATCACTTTCAACTGGAATTGTTTCAAATATCAACAAGTTCTCAGAAGTAAATACTCTAACGGATGCGCTAAGAATAGATTGTCTAGGCTTGTTAAAAATTGTTGCACTATCACAAGGCTGCATTCCACTTCTTATTTGAAAGAATTGTTTACCAGCATAATAATCAGCAGAAGAACTTCCACCACTACCTGTCCAATCTACATCACTACCCACAAACCCGTATTGATTTGTTCCTGTTATGGGAGCAGGAGCATCGGGAGTAGCGGCTGGGCCTATAGGCATACCTGGAGATGTAGATATATCAAAAGGTAACTGCACAATGTTAGGATCAAAAACATTTTGATTAGGGCTTTCACCATTATTAGGATCATTTTCCCCACTATCAAAATTTACATTTTGACCTATTACAAAATCGTACAAACTTGAATAATCTTCTGAAGCAGTAATTTCTTTTTGAAACCTATAAATATACTGGTCACAAGCATTACCCCTTCTTTCTCTTTTAAAGGTTATGTCAAACACCACTCTACTATTAGCTGGAATAGTCCAAGGCAAAAAGGGAAGGTTTGTCAATGATGGCCCAGCAACAGAATCAAAATTAGGGTTAGGTATTGAACATAAATAATTTACGGTAGGCATATAGTTAGGTCTATTAGAAGGCGGAATCCCTAAAGAGTTAGGAACGTCCGAACTATTAGTTACCGTACTGCCACCAAGAAAACTATTAGGGTCATACTGAGTATTATAACCATTAGGTTTAATTTTCATATATAAGCCACCTGGCTCTGAAATATTATCTCCATCACCATCAACATTGTCAGAAATAAAATTTGCAGGTTGAGACTGTAACTCTAATATTACTGTTTCTATACGCTGACTCAATGCTCCATCGGTATCCCTTTTAACTCTAAGCCTATCACCTTTAGCAGCTTTAGTTTGATTGTCCCCCTCTAACTTTACATATGTTGCACTATCAGCAGGGTCTATAAAAAACAAATCACTATATATAACCTCATAGTCAATACTAGAAGGTTTGACCACAAACTTATACCTCGTTGCCCATGATGGAGGTTTTTGATTAGGAGGGATAGTAACCTTTATACTATTTTTACTTGTAGACTCTCCAGGTGGCACAAACACTGTGTTGTTTGTACTTACTAATGCTGTAGTTGAACGATTAAAATCATCCATATAAACAATGCCTACTTCATAATCTCTATCACTATGAAGACTTCTTTTATTTGCAGACGTACTAAATGTTGCACCAGCACCAGATGAACCAAAGTATTCATATAAATACACTCCAGGAGTTGCTGCATCTACATACCTCATTGCAATTAGTGTGATTCTAATTGTATTTGTATTATAAGCAATAGCTGTAATAGGAACACCAATCGTAGCAGTCGGACTACTCATGTCTTTGTTCCAAGTAATAGAAGGGTCTAAAGGAGCTTGTATTGTACAGTTAAATTGATCGGTAGTAGAAAACCCTTGAGCAGTAGTGCCGCATTGAGTTAGGTCTGTAGGGAAAGTAATTCCTTGTAAGGCTTCAGTAAAAACTGCGCTTGAAACAAGATTTGCAATACTTGCATATGGTTGGTCTAATACTACTGAGAATGTAATTGTAAAAGGAGCTTGTGTAGTACTAGGTGCGCCCGATCCAGAAAAACTATCATGTACTATTCTAATTGTAAAATCAAGACTTGCTCCTTGCTCTAAGCCTGAAGCAATTGCACTACAATCAATATCTATTTGACCATCAGAAACTGTTCTAGTTACAGCAGGGTCTATAGTAAAATCGAAAGGGTCAAATGAAACCCCTAGTTCTACAGGAGTCAAATCTTCACTTACTAACTCAGTATTATATACTATGTCACAATCATTACCATCAGAATCTTTCACATCATATCCATCAACATAATTACCATACATTAAGCGATTACCCATTATAGTCTGAGCCTGTGCTTTTCTTGGCACATTGTCAAATACTCTAAGTATCTCACTCGTCCCTAGCGTGGTATAAATCTTTCTGTTCGTAAAGTTTCTAGTTTTAGTCTGATTGTCCAACCAACCTTGACTTGACTTATCAAACTTCTCGATTACATTTACAACCGATTGATTAGAAAGTTTAAATACAAGGTCAATACCAGTTACATTTTCTCCTCCGGTATTAAAAGAAACAGATGCAGAATTAAACTCATTAACCATTCCCTCATTCTGATAAGTATCAACACTTAAAGAAAATGGCTTTGGGTCGAATGCTATCTCAGAGAACTGAGACAACGCTGAGTACTCTCCATCTCTATACTTATACCTATATGCAAATGATATGAATCTAGTGTCCATGTAATTCTCTAAACCTGCAACAGTTTGTAACTGTACGGTTGGAGATTCATTAGGAGGTTGAACGATAACTAAAAGGTCTTTAACACTAGGCTCGTTATACACACGATCAACATTGATTCGCATCGGCTGATTGTTGTTGTCTGTAAAAAACAATAGACCATCAATGAATGTCATTGCATTTACACGATATGTAGTGCTAAAGTTCAATGCAGTGTTTACACCATCGCCATCATCAGTAGATATCACATGATATGTAAGAGCATCATTTAAAGTATTGTATGACACAATTATATCTACCTTACCAGTTGTAGTACTTTGTGCATTTGCAGGATCGTGAACACACCAATATATTGTTTCGTTCTCAGAATCTTCAAGAGAGCCTAAACATACTGCTTGAGAAGATAATGATTGGTTTAGATATTGCACCTCAGCAATAAGCTCATTACCTCTAGCGTTTTCAATTGCACCTATTTCACTTTCTTCTGTAGACCCTAGTCGAATGTTCATTGCGTCAACATACTCACCTTGAGGCAAGAGTCTCTCGTCAACACTTTTATTCATGCGACCTCTAACAAAACTTCTTTCTATTTTCATTTTATTTTATCCACTTATTCTGTCCACGCAAGTTCATTAATAATCTACTTGGGTGAATGTTGCTGATTCTAATCTTAGCATTTCTAAGAAGCGCAGTCTTTTCTTTCTTTGCTCGCGCTATCACATACTCCTGAACACCTAGCTTATTTGTAAGTATCTCATACTTTATATATGCATAGACATAACTCTCAAACAACTTGTTTACTGTAATCTGAGAATCATCTCCATTGTATAGACCATCGCTAACATATTCTAATACGCATAACTCTCCTGCCATACCAGAACTAAAGTTTATGACACCACCCTTATTGTCAATCTTAAAGGTAGGGTTGATGTTTGCTGTCTCTGTGTTGAGACCATATCTCGCTCCGATTGCATAATCAAAATACCAATAGCCATCACAACAATATCCTAGCGTCTGATCAAATGGACTGTTCTCATTTAAGTATATGCTCTTCTTTTGCTTTGTGATTCTATCTACATCTAAGTTAGAATACTCTGGCTTCAAAACATTACCATCCTGATCGAATAAAATTCTACAGTTATTATCTTGAAGATACGCATCGCTATAATTAGTTTGAATATTTTCAGTAAGAGGCATCAACACATTATCTTTGTACATAGATATTCGAACCCAATTGACGTAGTCAGGAGGAAGAATAAAACGCAGGTTGTCGCATACGTCCAACTCTAAAATTTTAACCTCCTTAAACGCATCGTAGTTTAATTCTTGAACTGCTCTCTTAGCATGAAACAATATTTTATACCTCTCCTCGTTATTTACCAAAGAGTTATTACCATCGTACATCAACAAGAAGTTGTTCACAATGTCTTGTAAAGATATGTATTGATATGAACCCCAGTTGGCATTCTCAGGTGCAGCTCCACCATTCTCGTAATATTGATATGCTGATATATAAGCCATAATTATTATTTTTCTGAAGCAGTTTCTCTATTGTCCATACTTGACGCTACGTTTACAACGTCACTTTCTCTTATAGATAATCCGGCATACTCTAGTATTCTAACTACTAGCGTAGGTTCATCCGAAACAGGAATCTCAAAGTCTTGGTAATCTGCTGCTGTAGAATCAAACAATGGCTCTCCAGTTGCAGTAGGAACATCTGCATAAGTCCACTTAGGATCTTTAGGATATCTTATATACTGACACACCACATCATCTTGAGTATTTATTGTAGTAGGATATGCTGTCAATAAATTACCCTCCATAGTATACGCTGGATAAAAAGTATTTGGAGCAGTAATGTTTGAATTCAAAAGCAATCTAATTTTCTTCTGAGACACTCTCTCCATCTGTCTCAAGGGAACAGCAGGTGTAGCTTGAGCATCATAGAATATGCTATTTAATAGATACCAGTCAGATGGTAAAGTGAATGTATTTGTTGCTGCTACAACTGTTAGGTTTGAAGTAACTGAAAAAGAATCTATAACTTCCTCATCATTCTGCTTGAGATCAGCGTAACCTGTTCCTGATTGTCTAGCATTCTCTTTTTGTATCTGATAGTTGTAATCAAAGAAATAGTTCTCAAATATATCTAACTGAGCTTGTTTTGCAAACAAGTTAAAATCTGAAGGAGAAATATATCCGTAATTATTTTTGTTCAGTATAGATAGAACTGTATTTCGTACTGAGTTAATCATCTCGTGTATTCTTTACACAAAGATAAACAAAAAAAAAGAGGTGTTTATTTATGTTGGTACGTCTGTACTAAAAGTTGTAAAGTTTATCATTGTTGCATTGTTGCTTCCTATGTTGTCCGTTATGGTTGTAGCCGTATCTCCATCTCCGCATCTATACCAATGAATAATTCCGCTTATACTTGAAACATCTGATGGCAAACCACCGTTGTATATTGTCGTAATTTCACTTGAGTTTAATTCTCTATTAAAAAACGAAACCTCATCAATTGCTCCTAAAAAACCAAAACCATTGTTTATTATTCTGCCTATAGTTTGCACTCTTAATGTTGTTGATGCTGAAGAACTTGCAAATAAATTTCCATTTACATATGCCTTAATGTTGTTTGATGAATCTCTTGTTAAACATATTTGACTCCATACATTTAAATCAATTGTATCACCGCCTAAAATTCTATTTAAAGTCCTTGATATGCCTCCTATTTGTAGTACAAGTTGACTATTGTTATTTAATTTTAAAAAATCTGTATTACTTCCCCATCTTCCCCAAATGTACGCTTTTGAGTTTGTTGCATATCCTTGCGGTTTCATCCACCAATTAAAACTAAATTCTCCGCTAAAAGTTATTGTACTTGCAAAATTAATTCTATCATCAACACCATCATATAATGTACTCAAAGTATTTACAAAAGGATTAGGTGGTACGTCTGTGGTTCTATTGGCTTCTACCATATTTGCAGACCTTGCAGTTCGTGTATCCGTACCTACGCTTGTCATTGTCCAAGCGAATCCATTCCAAGTTGCATTGTCTCCCATTCTGAACCAAACAAATGGTGAGTATGCGTCAAGGCTTTGCGGTTCACCGTTGTTATAAATTGCGCTTATGTCACTTGCTGATAACTCTGTTGTGAAAATAGCCGTCTCGTCTATGTTGCCGTCAATTAATTTTGCATTTTCCTTTCCGATATAAAGAGGTTGGCTCGTATTGCTCATTGCAGTATATGAACCACCACTTGTTGTTACGGATTCCGCAACACCATTAATATAAAGAGTAATTCCGTTGTAAGCGGTAGAGCCACCCCTACCATCATAAGTACAAGCAACGTGATACCAAGTGTCAGTAGTAAAAGTTGTCGTGCCTGTTGCAAAATTGTTTGTTCCGTTCCCCCAAAGCAATAACCTTAATTTACCGCCTGTAGTATAAAATGTATATTCTCTTGTTCTACTACTTGAACCGTATTTTGTCACAATACCTTGTGCAGTTGTTTGACCAATTTTAACCCAAGCACTAATTGAAAAAGGCGAATCTGTTGTACCATTACCAAAACTTAAACCACTTGTGTCAGGCACTATAAAGTAGTCATCTACTCCGTCAAAGCTAAATGAATTTACATTGCTGAATGGAGGAGTGCTACTCCCCAATGATAGTATGGAACGGTAGCGGTTAGACATCTACGCAGGCTGTACAATCCAATACTCAACTCTCGTTCCTCCACACCACTCAGCATAGATTACATTAAGAGCTGTAGTGCTATATGTACCCGAACCCATAAGAACCCATCCCGCAGGTGTCTGAGGCTCTGTACCCTCTTGGTGATAAATCTTCTGTACGATTCCCAACTGTGCGTCAGTCAAATCATTTGTGATGTTACCTGTCCCTGCCGATGATGATGTGTTGTATATTTCATTCTGTGTGAATGATATCACTGCGCCAGTATTGGCTACAGCGGACTGCGATCCTGCCTTTAGGTCTGCATATGTATAGATTGTTCTTGCACTATTGGTTTGGGCTGAACCTCTCTCGATTAAATCCTCCGAGGCTGATATTCCTACAAACTGTTCGTCATTTGGTATTGTTGCCATAATGTTTTGTTTTATACAAAGATAATAAATTATTTATGTAGGTACGTCAGTTGAAAAGGTACTGAAGTTTGTCATTGTTCCGTTGTTACCTCCCGAACCGTTATCAGTTAGAGTCGGTGCCGTGTCTCCGTCCCCACAACGCCACCAATTAACAGGAGGAGAACTTAAAGCATTTAAATCGTGTACTTGTCCACTATTATATATAGCACTTACATTTGCAGATTGGTCATCATCCCATATTGCAAACTCATCTAAATTCCCATTGAATCCTAAATTTTGACCTGCTCTATTTCCAATATATTGTAAAGCACCTTTATATATACCGCCTGTTCCATATCTCCAATCTGTAGATACATTAACTTCATTTGCTCCATCTACGAAACAACGTATTGTAGTATTTGCTCCATCTGGATTCCATATAATTAATACATGGTGCCAACTATTATCTAATACCCCAACAGCTACAATTCTATTAACATTATTAACATTAACCCACCGAATATCATTTCCTCTAACTAACCATAAAGTATGTTGATTATAATAATCAGCACTAAATAAATAAGGATACCCACTTGTAGGTGCAGTTCCTCCTTTTATCCAAAATGACAAAGTAAATTGACCACCATTGGCAACCGTTGAACCGCTTCCTAAGTCAACATAGTCATCAACACCGTCTAATAGTATGCTCTTTGTATTGCTAAAGGCAGAGCCTTGAACATTTAATATGGAACGATAGTTACCCGACATCTTACTCTTCTACAGGTATAGGCTCTGACCATTCAGCGGTAGCCATAAGCGCTAAAGCTTCATCGTGCGTTAAAGTTTGTAAAGGCGTTACAGTACCGTCAGCAATAAAGCTTGGTTCTGTATTCCACTTTAAAACGAATTGTGTTTCGTCTAATGACTTTCGGATTGTGTTCTCATCCGTTTCACCCACTTGTGAAAAATCAATGTTTCCTAAATCTGCAATGTTTATTATTGCGTATGTGTCTGCTATTCTTGTACTCATTTTTTTATTTGTTTATTATGTTGGCACATCTGTTGAAAATGCACTAAAGTTTGTCATTGTTCCGTCATTACTTGCTGAACCATTGTCACTTAAAATCGGAGCCGTATCACCGTCACCACATTTCCACCAAGACAGAGGTGATAGACTTGATATGTCATTGGGTACTCCTCCGTTGTATATAGATGTTACGTCACTTTGTGATAACTCTAAATTAAAAACCGAAACCTCATCTATGTTTCCATCTGCGTATTCAGTATTATATCTACCGATATAAACATTACCATTGCTGTTACCACTTGGCGCTGTGTATGAACCTCCACTTATTGAATTTGAATTAAATACAGAGCCATTAACATATAATGTGATTCCACTTGCATTGGTGCTACCATCATAAGTTGCACATATATGAATCCATTGACCTTGGTATGATGTCATTGTTGAAGTGCTTACTTTTCCTATGTAATTAGTTGAACCATTATAAAGAATAAGAAATAAAGTATCACTTGTTCCTACGCCAAAAGCATATTCTCTATTTCCTGCGATACCTTTGTGTAATACTCTGAAACTTGTAGCATCTGTCATCTTTATCCAAGCACTAAAAGTTGTTGCGCTACCTAATAACGCCAAATTAGTACCACAGTTTACATAGTCATCCACACCATCTAAAGCTATGCTCTTTTTTGAAAATGTTGGTACGTCTGTTACAAAGTTACTTGCATTCATATTTACCATTGTTCCGTTATTGCTACCTACATTGTCCTTAATTGTGTTTGCAGTATCTCCGTCTCCCATACGCAACCAAGCCTCTATATTAGGAATAGATGAAACGTCTGAAGGAACACCTTGACCAAATATGTCAGTCACTTCACTTTGTGTTAAACCTCTGCTATAAACACTAACTTCGTCAAGGTTTCCGTTTAGAATGGAACTATATCCTCCATAACCTGCATCTCCTAGCATCATTAATTCATTATTACTATTAATGTTACCACTTGCACTTAACGTTCCTTTTAATACTCCGTCAATATAAATCTTTACGTTAGAACCATCGTATGTACCTACTATGTTATACCAAACATTTTGAGATGGCACTACGCCACTAAAAGCAGTAAAACTTCCGTTAGGTGTCTGTACATTGAAATATAATTCTCCACCATTAGACGAGGCACCACTTCTCAAATTTTGCAGAGCAAAAGAATTACCAAAAGAAGGTCCAATTTTTGCAACTATTGGATGATATTTATTTGAAGTAGCAACATTATTATTATACTTAACCCACGTAGAAATAGAAAGTTCTGCGTATCCACTTCCTAATGTTCTATTAATTTCTACTCTGTCATCAACACCGTCAAAGTATGTGCTTAAAGTATTTGAAAATGGATTAGGTGGTACGTCTGTTGTTCTACTTGATTCTTGCATATTTGCAGCTCTTACAACTGTTCCTCCATTGACATCTGTCATTGTCCAAGTAAAGCCATTCCAAGTTGCTTCTTCACCCATTCTAAACCAAGTTGTCGGTTGTGCTAAACCACTAGCAATATTGTTAAGGTCTGAAGGAGTACCTCCATTATATAATTCGTTTGCTTGTGTTTGAGTTAATGTTGTACTATTCCATACTGCAAATTCATCTATGTAATTGTTTCCATATGCATATCTAACAGAATCACCAAAAGTTAAAGTACCATTAAAATTAGATGAAGCATAAGGTACACCACTATTTGTGCCTTGAGATAATGCACCATTTACATATATTTCTGGTCTGTTATATCTTGATAATGAAGCATTATAAGTATATACTATATGTGACCATTGATTCAACAATACTGAATTAACGGCTGAACCATAATAATAACTTTGTGACCTAAATGTAATATATATACGTTGTTGACTACCTATATACCGACAAGTTAATCTCTCACTATTACCTTGTGTTTCTATTTCCCATACTCCATTACTATTAGTACCTATTGGTTTAATCCAAAAACTAATGCTAAAATTTGTAGAACCATTTAGCTCAGTATAGTTTGCAGTTGAAAACATCTTTTCGTCTACACCATCAAATAAAAATGAATTTACATTGCTGAATGGAGGAGTACCACCACCCTGTGTGCCTCCGCCACCACCTATAGCATTTGATATGGATATCTGCATTGACATATTATGCGTATTCTTTTTCTAAGTGTTTCTCTAACATCTTTAAAGTTGGCAATCCATCATCAGTTTTTAAGAATGCCGCAACAGCATAATTCTTTTCCTCTCCGATAGGAAGCGTCAATAACTTTGTCTTGTTGTTAGGAAGGTTAATGAAAACATCTCTATTCTTATTTCTTAAACGAAGAATAGTTTGGTCAAAACATCGAGCAACAGTATCCTGAACAGAAAGGTTTGGATCTTGAATAGCAATTAAGAAATCTTCTGGATAGTTTCTAGCGTAAACTAAAACATCTCTTTTGATTTCAGAAGTACTAATCTTATCAACATCTAATCCTAACTGAACTCTAGCAATAGTGAGCGTCATGTCTAGACTTAATTCTTTTGCTTTTATTAAAGCATCTACCTCCATGTTTAATATCTCTACATCTTCTTGAGCTTCCTTCTCATGATCTAATAAACTAAATATTTTATTAAAACCTGGGTGGAGGGTTAAAAATTGTTGTAACGCTGGATTAGTCTTTGGAACAACCAAAGATCCATCTTCAAATACAATAGGCTCTAAAATAAAATTGCCATCTTGCTCATCCTCAAAAGGAGACTTTTGATTCTTTGCATAACGTAAGGCTCTATTCTGAGAACCGTCCCAATGCATAAGGGGATTACTTGAAGAGTTTCTAGAGTTCAACATAAAACTCAATGGAGGGTTTGTTTGATTTAAGACAAATATCATGTCTTTTGGTGTGTTGTTCTTTTTTTTCATTTGATTTAATTAAAGTTAAAAAAAAGGGGAGGCGAACCTCCCCCTATTTGATTTTATATTATCCTTGGAATAATACAAAGTTGTTTGCTCCCATGACACAAACAGCTCTCTCAGATAGGAAGTTAACTTCCATTGCATCTAGAGAAGATGTTCTTGCACCACCAGCAGAACCAGTCATCCAAGTTTTGTATCGTCTGTCCTCAGTCTGAGAAGCTCGGTAACGAACATGAAGGAATGGACGCTTTGCGTTCTTTCCTAACACTTGGTCGTAAACGCTAGTTGAACCAGCAGGAACTAAAAGTCCACTTATTTTACCACCAACTAAATCACCACGCATTGTTGGGTCATTTAGGTATTTCCAATCCGTCTTGTAGAAGTCATAACCTCTTCGGAATCCTGAGAATCCAAGGTTAAGTGCCATCTCCTCGTCATTGTCAAACAATCCGTAAGATGTACCACCTGCTCCATAAGAGTTCTGAGCAGCAAGCATATCATCGATTGCAAAACCAAACTGACGATCAAGGAAGATTGCATTCTCCTCAATTGCACCTTGCTTATCAAGTCGTGAAATGATAGCATCAAAGTCTGCTAATGCTACAGGGAAACCACCGTTCCAAACATTACCTCTTGCGCCTACAGCACTAAAGATACCTTCTGAACCAATAAATCCTGAAGTAGCTGCACCTGAACCAGCAGCAGCAGGAACAGCCTCAATCATTGCAGTCTCAAGCATATCATCGAAACGTAATCTTGTTTCATGCTCAGACTTCAAGTACCAAAGGTATCCATTCGCTCCATTCTCAGTTGTAACCTCAACCCATCCAATCTGTGCCATGTCTGACCCACTTACAGCGTAAGTATCTTTTAGGATGATAGGATTGTTCTCAAGGAATAAGTCATCAGACTCTAATGAGCCTACCATTCCACTTGTTCCTTTTTGAAACTCAGAACCATATGCAAACATAGAAACAGTACTTGCAGCAGCGTAAGCAGCTTGAGTAGCTTCGTAGTATGCGATTGTGAATTCGTTAGCTGCAAGCCCACCAGTTCCAACAGCAGTAACAATTGCTTTGTTAGAAAATGTTGAAGCAGCAGTCTCGTCTGAAAGAAAAACTGTCTGACCAACACGAACAGCGATTGCACCTGTACCAGGGTTTAACTGTGCAAGTGGAACTGTAACTGTCTGAGTTGTTTCAGCACCAGTGTAAGTAGCTAATGTACACGCAGTGTACTTTGTGTGCAAACGTCCTTGTTCTGCCCACTTGATGAGGTCAGAGTTGGATGGCATCTCTGCGCCAACCATTCTTAAAAATCCAGAGATGGTACGGTTACCATATCTCTCAAACTCCTTCTCGTAAGTATCAGGAAGATACTGATTCAAGAAATCAAAGTTTGTAATGTAATTGGTAGACAATGCTACCTGTTCTGCTGATGGTTGCAACGCAACTCCACCAGCGACTAAATTACCAGCCATTTTTTTTAATGCCTCCTATTTTATTCAGAGGACTTTTTTTAGTTATTTTTTTTCGATCTAATTTTAAGACCCCGGCTCGAAGTCGAACTGAGTGCCTTAATTTGCGTCCCCCCCTTGTTGGTAACCTCTGGTGTAGATCGCACAGAATTGAAGTTTATATTCTTCGACTTCTTTGCAGACTCTGTAACCGTATCAGCTTTCCCTTGCTCATAAAAAAATTGAGCAAACTTTTCAGGGTTCATTGCAATCGATAATGCTCGATGATATCCTTTGGCATCCTTCATCATTCCCGATTCATCTAGAAACTTATTTACAAAGTTGTTTACATCTAGCTGATTCTTCTTTAACTCAGACTTATCACCAGGCGAAAATGTTATTTGCTGTTCTCCAATATTGAAATCAAAACCTTTGAAATCATCGTTGAACACCTCCTCGGTTTTATTTACAAACCAATTTGACTTTCTCTCTAGCTCCTCTTGATACGTCTTTGCATCATCTATATATTTCTTGTAAGCCTCAAACTCTTCTTGGTTTTCAACAGAAGGCATCCCCGTACTAGACTCTAGAGGGGTTGAGTATTTCTGCTTATATTCCTCAAAGAAATTTTTAGCTTTAGCAAGCTCCTTTTTCTTAGCGATATTCTTTTTCTTTATGACATCATCTTCGTCATAATCTTCATCATAACCGAATTTGTCTTTGATGAGGTAACTAATATCTTCCGCATCTAACTCCTTCTGAGTCTGACGATAATAATCTGCTAAGAGTTGGTCTGGCTCAAGGTCATCATAATTTTTGTTAGCACTAACAAAATCATTTAAACCTCTACCAGTTTCTTTTTTAAATTTAAGATAGGTAGCCACATCTTCAGGAAGCTCTTCAGCTTCTTCTCGAACTTGATTTAGTTCATCTAAAGATGATATTTCTCTACCATATCTTTTTCCTATATATGAAAGAACGTCTTCCTCTTTTAACTCTGAGGATTGAGTTTGTGTTTCGCCTTGCGGCTGTATATCTTCTTGCTCTTGCGTGGAGGCGGCACTCGGAGGGCTTGATTCATTTCCTGATTCGTTACTACCACTTTCTTCAAGTTGTTGTTCATGCTTCTCAAGCAACTCTTGTTCAACTTCTTGAACTGACTTTTCTCCATGATCCTCTACTGCTCTTACTTTAATTTCCATTTAATTTAATTTTTACAAAGTTACAATAAAAAATTTATCCCTATCTAGGGTTAAACTCAGCAAAGTCAAAGCCATCTAATGAATCTTCATTTGATTCAAAATCAATAGGTGGTAAATCTTTTTTACGCTGATCTATTAATTTAGACTGTTGAGTATTTTGCTGACTGATACGTTGTGACTTAGCGTCTTCACGTTGAACCTCTCTATCCGCTAATCCATTTTGTTCTACACCTTTAATCTGCATATTTAATTGGAATTCTTTCTCCATTAATGCAAATTTCAATTGAGCTTCTTGTTGCATCTTATCAATCTCAAATGCAATCTCTGCTTGTTTGATTTGCATCTTAGACTGAGTCTCTGCTTCTAATTTTTGCATAGCAGTTTGTGCCGCCATCTGTTGTGACTGCATATTAATCTCTGCCTGCTGTTGCTGTTGTTGCATAGCCATCTGCTGATCTTTCTCAGCCTTCTGTGTACGCTTAACTTTTAGCAATTGATTTGCCAACTTAATATTACGAAGCTCACGAATATCTATAGCGTCTTCTAAGTTTATGTCTCCTTTAGATAAAGCCATTTGTATATTCTCTTCTAACTTCTGCTTTTGCTCTTCATCAGGAGCAACATCTATAAATACTCCGAAGTCATATATATACAAGTCTTTAATCTCATCAAGTATACCAACATTGTATTTACCTATCTGCATAGCAAACTCATCTTTGAAATCTGCGTACTCTAACAAGTCCGATATACGACAAGAAAGTCCTTCAGCAATTGTGCGTGTAATATAAAGACTAGCATCTAATATATGTCTAGTTGCAGTGTTTGAGTTTAATGCTGCCAACTTTTGAACACCAACCAAAGAGTTAGGGTCAGGTGTTGATCCGTCTCTTGCCTCGTTTAGTCCTGTGACTGAACGAATCATGTCTAGATAATGATTATAGTTTCCAATCAAAGCAGCCATCTTAGCCTGACCTGAATTTGCAGTTAACTGCGTAACAGGAACTTTTGCTTGGTTATAATCTCCATCTTGAGTATAACTTCTACCAATAACGCTACCTGTTTGAAAGTACATTCTAAGTGCATCTTCAGGGTTATATGCTTGACCTGTTCCTAAGTCTACTTCATTAAGACCATCGGCATCTATAAACACACCATCAGGCACAACTCTAGAAACTACTTGTTGTAACTTTAAATGAGTAATTTGAATAAGGTCAGCAAATGGAATCATTCTTCTAACTAATGATTCAATGTTTCCTTTGTACATTCTAGGAGCGCACGCCACATAACTAGGCATAGCATATTGACTAGCAGACTTTGGACGAACCATGTTCTCCATCATCTCCCATCTCAATATTATATTTGTACCCATAACCATGATACCTTCGTACCAAACCTCTATTTTCTTTTCTACCTTTTCAAACCTACCTTCTTCCATCATTTCAGCAGGTGGATTGAATTGGTCATCCTTTTCAATTACCTTATACCCACCAGACTCAAGTCTTTTCTTTTTATGAGTAAATGTGTTTGTGGTTTTATAGTTGAAGTATAATAATGTACAAGAGTCCCTATAAAATATATCGTTCTGATATTGTTGAGCCACATTGTAATAATCGTACCAAGACTGACTATACTTGCTAATCTCTTCCATCTGCTTGTCAGTAATGTCAGGATTAATTTTTACCAACTCTGTCATTGGAACAGTCTTAATCTCTCCCCAGTAAAAACAATCTTTAAAGTGAGGATCTTCGGTATAGCTGTAAACAATATTTGCTGGGTCTACATATTCAACCTGAATACCTTGACCGGGTAAAAATTGATGCTTAGTACATCCTATACCTAGCACTGTGAGATCATAATCAACTCGCTTTCTAACATCTTGATAATGATTCTCTTCAAGCACAGTATTAATAGCTTCTTCTTCTGCTATCTCTATACCTGGTTTATAATTCAATTGCATATATAATGACAGCTCTTGGTCATTAGTAGGAAGTTCTTGCGGGTCAGTCATAAAAGGATCAACCCCAAAGTCTTTACTTATTTGTTCTAGTACAGGACGAGCAACCATATCTGCTTCAATCATGTCTTGATATTGAGAACGTTTCTCTGCTGATAAAGCATCTTGAGAATATGCTCTAACATGGAATAGTCTATCTGACATTCCATTGACAACAATATCAACAAACTTTGGAAGAATAGGTACAGGTGTCCAATCTAAATTAATGTAAGACAAATCACCATCTATGGCGATTTCATTCTTATACTTTGCTATTGACTGCTCACCTCTAGCATACAGTCTTAATCTATTAAATTCTGCCCATTGGCTATAGAATCTACAATTTGTCCCATCTTTTTTAAACCACTCATACTGAATAGCTTGTCCAATCTGCAAACCGAACTCATCGGTTTTCTTTTCAGCGTCTGAAACAAACTGACTTGGGAATCCTGTAGGCGATATGTTTACCGTTACCTCTCTCATTTACTTCCTTAATTCACTTATAGAACCTGTGTTACTATACCTTGCAAAGTTAATACTTATTTTTGACTCTGTTTTTTGTGGTGTATATATATGCTTTTGACACGCCATTATGGCCAAGCCTGAACTAATTGTAGCATCAAACTTTGTTCTATTGTTTATATTAAACTTTGCCCAATCTTCTAAGGTTCTTGTGAAATACATAGACCCCATTTCATCAGACTCTCGATAGGTTGACTCCATATCTATACCAACGTATTTTTCAATGTAAGACTCTATAGCTGTCGCATGAGCCTGCTTTACATCTTCACTAGAGTTTGGTATACCACCTAATTCTTTTTCAGTTCTAGAAAGTTTTGATATATGCTTATCAGGTCTATTAATACTAAACCCTCTATATCCTCTATTCTTGAAATGATATAGTAGCCTTGGCTTATTATTTTCTACAAGTATAGGCATACCATAAAATATACAAGCCATTAATACTTCTTCAAAAAATATCTCAGCAGTCTGAGGTCTTGCTATGTATTGTAAGAAAAACTCATTTGTTGGAGCATCGTCCATGTGAAACTTTGTCAACCCATGAAGCGCACCATTAGATGCACCACCACCCACCGTTCCTGATATATCATAGGAGTCACATCCAAACGCTCCGATGTGTTCATTACCTGGAAGTTTTCTTCCACCCTTTGTTATAATGTTGTTTTGTAATGCTGCACTCGGCAACCAAGAAACTAAAAATCTACCACGATTATCAGGAGTCCAAACTACTTTAGTATCCTTCTCTCCATTTAACCACTTAAATGTACCCTTAGTTAAAAACTGTTGTTGTATTAAACTTTCATTGTAATCTATCTGAGCATATATCTTTGTTAGATTAAATAACGATTGTTTACTCTCATCTCTAAAAGCGTGTGATTCATTTCTAGGAAACTGACGATAGTATTCGTTTAAGGCATCAGGATCTGACTTTAAAGAATCAACTTCGTTCTCCCAATAGTCTATTGCTCCTGTATCTATAAGCATATCGTCAATACCTTCAACAGGTTTATCAGGTGTTCTTAATACTGGATTTCCATATCTATCTATAAACCCTTCCATATTCCACTCCATAGGAATAAACAAACTATACAGTCCACTCTTTGTTTGACCATTCGCATTTCTGTTCTTTACATTGGAATCATTATATAGACTCTTGAAGTTACCTCCTCCTTTTTCTAAAGCATTAGATGTTGAACCCATCATACACTTACCAATAACCTTACTACCCAACCTAAGACAAGTCTTTGTAACACGCCAGTTATTTAATATGTTATCAGGCTTATCCCACTTACCACTCTCATCATGGATTAGTAGCTGTAGCTTCTCACCATCATAACTGTTGTCAGAAGTATTCTTCCAGTCAATAGTAGTGTCTAGCCCCTCCATATCGTTTTCATCTATGGTAGACATATTCTTTTTGGTAATCTTGGATGCTGGTATTCTATATGCCAACTCAGTCTTTGGTTTGTCCATACCATCTTGTATGGGTTTAAAAAAGAATGGATAGTTGTTTGATATAGGAACAACCTTGTCGGTAAACATTTTCTTGGCATCAGCTCCAGTCTTAGACAAGATTCCAATACGAGCATCTTTTGCTAGAGTTCCTATGTTGGTGCATTCTTCAGATGCCATGAATGAAAATCCTGAACGTCTTATCTTTAAATAACAAATTCCAAATGATCTATGGTCAGCCTTACACGCCTCCCAGAATATATAAAATATTCTATTAGCCTCCCGGAAGTCAGGATATCCCACATCAATCTTTGTCCATTGTAAATACATATAATGAGAACCAGTGATATAAGTAGGTTTACCATTACGCATAAACCAATGCCCATACTCTCTACGATCAAACTCTGTCTCAATATAATCTACCCATAAATTTTTAAATGCCGAAGGCATTTCGTTCCATTGGAATATTGATTTAATTTTAGACAACTGCTTAGGATAGTCTTGTCTTTCCCAATACTGCTCACTCTTTACCTTACTTCTTGATATTGGATTAGATGGAGGTTTTGGAAGTGCTACAAGTAGACCACTAATATTATATATCGGGCCTATCTCCCCAGTCTTTGATATTACAACAATATCATACTTCTGATTGTAACCATATAGCCAAGACTTTGCTCTGTTCTTATTCTTTAGAACAGTGGTAGGTATTATATCGAACACCTCTTTGTATATGCTATTTAGCTCGTCTTTCTGCAAATCCTTGTTTGGAGTCTACTACTTTATCAACTCCTTTATTTAATAGTTCTCTCTCTCCTTCAATTCTTGTTAGAATCTCAAACGCATCGAATATGGCTAACTTCTTTGTAGCAGCAGCATTCTTTAATCTATCTGCTGCAAGCTCATCATCTGGATCGGGCTTGATAATATCTTCTTTTGCAACCTTTATCAATTGCTTCACCGCCCTTTCGCCAGCGTCTATGATTTGTTTTTTTAAATCGTCTACGTTCATGTCTTTACACAAATAGCATGGTTATACATTCGATATAACTTTTCACCATCAATATTAAATTCATACTCTGAGTCAGGAACAAATCCTACCTCGTCCCCCTCATTAACTCCCATTGAAGATAGAAATTTATTTCCATACTTCAATACACCAATAAGTTCTTCTTCTTTTATGGCTTTATCTATGGTGTATTTTTTTGGAGGTACAGGTTTTATAAAACAAAACTTATCTCTACTTTTCCAAACTCCATCATGTGAATATGCAAAGTATTGATCCTCATCAATTAAAAATAAATCTTCTTTGAAAAAACTTCTACCACTCCTCTCTTTACCTTGCATATCGTTATAAAACTTAAATGCATTATGATGAACTAATAAAGTGTCTCCAACCTGAATGTCTCCGGAATATCTTAGGGGTGTCTCGATTACTTTAGCGAACCTATTTGAAACAGTATGATCTTCCTTTGAAGATGAGGTTATAAAATCTATACCTCCTATTTTCTTTAGATTGTCGTAACGTCTACCCCCTATTGGCTTTACAATAAAGCAATGGGGTGATTTCATTATATTAAAAATTTATATTGTACTCTATAGATATCGGCATCGATGAACTGAACTCTTTCCAAAGTACAACCTCATTTTTTGCTTCTATCCAAATTTTTGTGTTACCCGACTTATCGTCTATCTGAATTAA